TAGTAAAGGTCGAACCAGAATTACTTACAACAATATCTCCCTTGTCTCCATCACTGATAGCTCCGTCTGCACCATCTTGTCCGTCTTGGCCAGCCGCTCCTCTAGGTATTGTAAAATTTAAAGTTACAGCATTTGACGATCCAGAGGCTGTTACTGAAGCATTAGTTCCAGCATTACCAGTTGTAGTAGAACCTACTGATATTGTCGCAGCTGCTCCATCTGCTCCATCTGCTCCTTGATCACCTGTATCTCCCTTATCACCTTTCTCGCCTTTTGGAATACCAAAATTAAAGACAGCAGCACTTGATGATCCAGAGTTAGTAACAGTTGGAGATTGGTTACTAGCAAGACTAGTAGCACTTCCAGCCGTAATAGTTGCAGCAGCACCATCAGCACCATCAGCACCATCAGCACCTTGGTCACCTGTATCTCCTTTATCTCCTTTATCTCCTTTATCACCTGTATCTCCTTTGTCTCCTTTATCTCCTTTATCTCCAGTATCGCCTTTATCGCCAGTATCGCCTTTATCGCCCTTAGCACCTGTAGCTCCAGTATCTCCTCTAGGTATAGTAAATGTTAATTGTGCTGCTGTTGTAGTACCACTATTCGTAACCGAGGCATTTGTACCAGCATTGCCTGTATTAGTACCCACTATTGCTACTGTTGCAGAACCTTCCCCTTGTGGCCCCTGCGCTCCATCTGCTCCTTGGATACCCTGTGGTCCTTGAGTAACGATTTCTACAATGGTTATAGGATTTGATGAACTCATGTTGTGTAACCTTGACTTACAAATAGTGTACCTTCTAAATAATACATTTTATCTCCACTGGGATCTGTTAACAAAACATCATATCTAAGTATATTGACAGAAAAGTTAGCAGTATCAGTATCACTTAGTTTTAAATCCACTGTTCCATTGGCTCTATCGGTATAGGTAACAGAAAAATCAGCAAATTTTGTACTGCGATCATCGTTCCAGACCTGTGCTGCAACCGTAAATCCAGTAATGTTAACAGCAGTACCATTGGCATCTTTAAATATCAGACGCATGGGAAAGTCTGCTCTACGTTGAATCGTAAAGTTCTTAACAGCAGTTTTTACAGTCATTACTTAGCCTCAAGAGCAGCCACTTTAGCTTCTAATGTTTCTATTTTAGCAACTGCCTCCTGTAATGCTTTAGTTAGAACAGACACTATTGCATCTAAGTTTAATGACTGTATAGCATCACCATCCTTTTCATCATTTACAGCACTTGGAATAATTTCTGATACTTCATGTGCTACAAAACCTTCTCTAGCAATACCATCACCTTTGAAAACACCGTAGTCAGTATATTCATAATTTACTGGTCTAAGTTGTTTTATTTTGTCAATTCCTAATTCTGTTTGTGTTGTTATATTCTTTTTTATTCTATAATCAGAACTTGTAATACTTACAGCACCTTGATCAGCTTCATCTATCCAACATTTCAAAGCTGACCCAGTCCAATAAAAATTATATACATGACCTGAAGTTGTTGCGTTTGCATTAGATCCTGTTTTACTTGCTATTCCTTTTGGAACAATAACACCACTTGAATTAGCTCCTGAAGACAAGCTTTGTATATGATCTGCCCAAAGAAAAACACCACTAGAATTAATTTTCCATCTTTCTGAAGCACTTGTGACTATGCCTATTTGATTAGTAGCACTTTTAAATAATCCAGTATCTGGATCACCGTTAAAAGCTATAGCTGGTGCAGAAGCAGTACCTCCATCATCAGCTAAAAATTGACCTGTCATAGGGGCAGATGTGCCACCTGTTCTAGGCAATAAACCTAAATTAGTATCTAAAACATTACCTATTTCAACAAAAGCATTATTACTACCATTTCTAATTTTTAATATAGCTTCACCTGATGATTCATTATTAGTATTTATATGCATTTGATAGGGAGCTAAATTAGCAGAACCAGTAGGATCATTTGTGCCGCTGTTAACTGTTCTTAATGCTTCAAAAATGTCTTTGATCGCTTGCCTGACTTGGGCACCTGTACCATTTTCAGGTGAAAAATTTGAACTGGTTTCTTTATTTGTTGAATTAACTCTTACCATTTAATTAAACTCCTTTACCATATCCTAATGCCTGAAACGTAAATTTCACGTTTACAGGAGATCCTGATGCATCTGTAAATAATACTGTAAAACCTGTTCCACTTATATTAGACAAAGCAAAAGACACTCCTGAAGACATATCTTCAGGTGCTATTGATATTGAAGGCAGAAAAGCATCTACACCTCCTATTGTGCTACTTGTACCAACAAAAAATCTATTAGCAAATACAACATCTTTACCAGAAGCACTTGTCGTTGATTGTTGAGCTTCAGATTTTATAGGTCCTCCTGCTCCACCTTCTTGATATTTATTTTCAGTCCTTGCAGGCAGAAAGGCTTTAAAACCTAATTCACTTATATTCATATTTTCGTTAATATCTACAGATATTATTTCACTTGCAAATTTAAAATATCTTCCAACAAATGAATTATTTATTAAATTCTGTGTTGGTGTATATGTACTGTTATCATTTGAAACTTGTACTTTAAGTGATGATTTTATTTTTTCAGAACCAACACCGTCAAAATTATCTAATGCATCTACATCAGTTATTGAATCAAACAAACTGTTAACAAGAAAACCCTCTGAATTTATATGCCTTTCAAATCTAACATTTGAAAAAACAGCTTCTAAATCAAAAACAGATGCAAATTCATAAGTACCAGTTAAGGATGTGGCAGGATTTGAAAGTTGTAAATTATTAGAAACAACCTGTAAATGACCACTAGGTTTATTACCACTAAATGATGTATCTTCACGTTGATTAATAATTAATATTTCATCTGAAATCTCAGCAAAACTAAATTCAACCTGTGCCTCTGTCTCTGATCTTAATTTTATTGCATCCTCAAATTTTAAACTATATGTACCCTCTAAAGCTGGTGCTATCACCTCATTTGTAAATCCATCTATTTCTACATTCATATCTGTTGAATTTGCAAAAGTAGCTCCTTGAGAAATAGTTTTATGTGAGTGTCTTAAAAGGCATTTACCATCAAACAAAACATCTGTGTCTTCAGATTTATTCCATGTTACCTTTACTTGAGTGTTTGATATTGCTTCTACTCTTAAATTTGTTGGATTACTTGGTAAGTTTGTTAATCCAACAGCCCCTACTTCTACAGTTGTTGGGAAGGCACTTCTTTGGCCTAATGAATTAATTGTATAAATTTTAAAGGTATAATTTCCATTACCCGCATCTATAACTTCATGTTCGGTTAACTGGGTTTTTACTATTTTTGGGTCTTCTCTATCTCTTCTATAAATTAAATGATATCCAGAAGCACCAGCTACAGGTTGCCAATCAATAAATAATTTAGATATTGGCCTACCTTTACTATCTGAAATTATTTTTTCCTCAATTGAATTTTTATTAGAATTATCTTGTATCAAGGACGGAGGATCAAGTAATGGTGTAACAGATAATATGCTTGGTTTTGTAGGTAAAGACAAACCTTCATTGTCAACAACATTATATTTATTAGGGTTGTAATTTACAGAAGAAATAGTATAAGTTTTATTTTTATTTTCTTTTATATCGACAACTCTAAAAGGCAATGCTGGAGCGTTTGCTGCTTCTAATAAATAAGGACTATTCTCTACTGGAGCAGACGTAAAATGATCATTACTAACAGAAACTACATTACCTGAATATCCTGAAATATTTTTTGTTTCAACTGTACCATCACTGAGCATACAACTTATTGTTGGACTCAAAGAAATACTAAATAAATTAGTTGCTGAAGCATCATCAATAGTAACGGCACTTTGTGAAGCACTCTTAACTATTCCTCCTATTCTTGAATGAGCTTTAACTCTATCTGCGATACCAATGATACTACCTATAGATATGACAGAACCAGCAGCTATATTTGTTTCAAATGTACAAGTTTCCGTTTGATCCTGTTGTGTTACTAAAAACCATCTACCAACTCTTGCAGCTTGACTTCTGGAAGTAACACCAAAAGAATTTATATTTTTTGTTTGAACACCATATTTTGCTTGAGAAACAGTATCTTCAACAGTTTCATAATCAACTTCCTGTGTATCAAGATTTAAAAAAGATACGTTAATTACATTAAATCTAGTTTTAGAAGACGTACCAGAATATACAAAAGAACCATCTACAACGTTTGCATTATTAAAGACATAATCAAAGCTAATTGCAGTTGGATTGTCTATATCTTTTGGAGCGTCTTGAGCAATTTTAATTGTTCCTTCTTCATAGAAAGGAATTGCATTAAATACTGTGCAAATATCTCTGATAACTTCCATTGCATCCTTTCTATTCTGTATATTTGCATTGATAGAAAAACGTGGTTCTTGAGTTCCATCATCGGCAGTCACTAGCTGATTACAATATTTACTGACTTTAAAAAAGCTAAAAACATCTAAACTTGATTCTGGTATCTCCGCACCATATTGTTCATCCGTGTTTCTATCTGCCTGTTTAATTAACAAATCATATAAAACCCAAGCGGGATCACTGCACCATTCCTTAGCAGCTTTAAAAGTACCATCAAAGTCACCGCTATAAGTTAATCTTCCATTGGAGTAATCAACAGTCGCATTATGTGGAATTTTTATTAGTTTTCCTCTGATTCTAAAATTTCTTAATGGAGCAGATGAAAATAATTCTGTTGAGAATCTTAGAGTTGAATATGCAATATGTGGATAATTATTTTGTTGACGTATTATTGCTCTTACTTCTTCTAATCTGGCTGTATTAAATTCCGTTTGTCCATCACCTTCTTCATCAGATCTTTCTGCACTAACAGTAACAGGAAAAAAAGACGAAGAACTTCCAGTGGTTTTATTAAAACCAGTGACAGTTGTAAAATTTATGCCGAAGTCGACATTATAAGCATTAAAACTTTTTCCCTCAATTTTTTGATTTATAACTTCAATTGGATTGCCACTATGATTATTAGGATTGATTTTTATAACTATAGTCGCTGATGTGGATCTTCTGTTTCCACTTCTTGTACTTATTCTAAAAAATTGATCAAACTTTATCTTGACCTGTACAGCATCAACATTTGGGTTTGATATTATTGCTGATCTTGATGTTGCCGAACCTCCTTCTGGATGATTAAGTTGTCTATCTTGTGGGTTTGATGGTAATGCAGCTAAAAATGTTTGCTGATTTGCAGCAAGAAGAACTTTGTTATTTGCAGTGCCATCTTGAAAATTAAAACTTAATCTATCATCATGACTACTTGGTTTTATATCAAAATTAAAATCGCCTTCTGATGGATTTGTGTTACTTGCAGTTGCTTTTAAAACAGGTATTTTGTTTAAAAATAAATCTTTTAAAAAAGCATTTCTATAGGAAGCTAAACTTTTATCTGTTATTCTTGCTTTACTTGCAGATGCAGAGCCTTCTATTTGTCCTTCACAAAGACAATCAACTATTAAACCAAAATCAATAGATTTAAGTACACCTGATTCTAAAGATGCATCAGGAATTTCTCTGCGATCAAAAACCATTTAATTAAACAGGCTAATCATCAAAATCTGAAGACACATATTGAAAAGTATCAACAGAACTACTTACTACTGTACTGCCAATTAATGTCTCTCCATAAACAATATTAATAGGAACCCCCTGTTTTGTATTATTTAGAAGGCCAGAAAATACAAAACTTTGATCTCTGGGATCTTCTTGTTGACCAGCAGAAGGAGGAGGAGGAGCTAAAAAATTTGAAACCCCTTGCAGTAGTAACCCTATTCCAAGTTGCGTGAAGAAACTCTTTGCTGCTTCACTTAATGCAATTGTAAAAATAGAACCCTTAATGCCTGCTGCTAAGCTAAATCCTCCAAGAATAAAAGGTATAATATTACCATGCACTACAGGTATTATCTTCACGTCACTTTCTATTTGCATATCTAACATATCTTCATTAATTTTTACACCACCAACAAGAATACAATATTCTTGATCTTTAATATGATCTTCTACATTTTCATAATTTGCTATTAAAAAATTAAAAGCTTTGCGTGGGCTATTAGCTTCTATTTCAAAGCTAGACTTTCCTATAAATTTTCTTAATCTGCCATAAATTTTTAAATTAATCATTTATTTCTGACGGGTATAAAACAATAATAGATTCAGATTGGGGATCTACAAGATAAAAAGGTAAATCGTTAAATTTACAACTAAGTCTATCAGCATGACTAAAGATAAGCTCACCTTGAGGATGACTATGTACAATTCCTAAAACCTCTCCTTGGTCTTCACCGTCCGCATAATCAATAGGATCTATGACAAAAGATTCAGTTTTATATGATTTAGATATATTTTTACATTTCCAATATGTTTCAATACCATCAATATCTAAAATTAATCCACAAGATTCTTCAACACCACATTCAATAGCGTGTTCAAATGCATCTTTAGACCAAGTGTATGTATTCATCAGATAAACGTACCAACAGCAGGAAAAAGTTTTCTTGTGACAACTCTTTGTGGTATTCTCTTGTTTTCTAAATCATTTGCACCTGTCAACTCAAATTGAACAATCTGTCTATTTTCAATAGCTTTTCTATCAATAACAAATATCTCATCACGCAACCTGTCAGCAAGACCAGACGATCCAACTGATGAATTAAATGGGTTTACACCCGAAGTAAAATTTGTTGTATCAAGAGAAGAAGCTAAAGGCATTAGTCTGGTAATTTTTGCTCCAAGTAAGTCATTGTTTGGTGTTACTAAATTAATTATCTGTAAGAATTGAGTCATAGTAATAGTTGCATTAGTTGGGGTATAATCTATACCACCTAAATTAGAAAAAGTCATTGTTGGTCTAGGAATTGTACCAGTGCTTTTCCTTTCGAAACCTTCGGCTTGTACAGCTACTCTTTGGTAAGAATTTTGTAAGTATTTAATTTCACCAAAGTTGTTAAGATTTGCTCCAGCGTGAAATCTATATACAGTCGGTAAGTTTTGAGAATTTGGTGAAGGCACATGAACACCAACAGTTAGTTGTAATTCAAATAGTTCAATAATAGAACTTGGGTTAATTTTATTTAGTTCTGAAAAAGGTATTGCCATTACGCTTCAAATACCTCACGAAATACACAAGTTAATTTAATTCTATTTAAGAATGGAATAGTTCTTGGAAAGGAATCACAAACAAACTTTCGTGATGAATTTTCGTTTGGTAATTCAAAGTCAAACGAATTAGAATCATTAACTCTGTCATTTAAAAAATTTATTGCAGTTGTAGCTTGTGCTTGCGATAATTCAAATACTAAATTCACAGTGATAGGATTTTGATTTAATCCTTCAGTTAATCTTTGTTCAAAACCATCTCCGAAACTTACAACATTAACAGATGGATTAGGTCTAATCTGTACGTTATATGAGGGATTTGGAACGCTAGGGGGAAAAGTAAAAGTCATTAGTTAAGCAAACCACCAGATCTTCTTTCGTTAATTATTACAGCTTGAACTGCGGAAACAAGCTGTTCTCCAAATTCTCTACCTCTTTCTTCATCACCTTCGACAGAAGAGCCAGAAGCATCTACATTTACAACTATATTTGTAGAACCACCAAGAGCATGATTTGGTGTAATCATTCCTGATACTCCAGGTGTGAATAGTTCTGGCCCACGTTCTCCCACAAGAGTAGGCCGACCACCTGGAATACGACCTCCATCTGCTGCTGTTCCTATTCCTGTCAAGGGATCTACTAAAGGTACTGCATTGCTGTCTAAGAATTTACCACCGCCACTACCACCAAGACCAAATCCTAAACCTTTACCTAAAATACCAAGTAAACCTTGTTGAAACTGATTCGCTGCCATTTTTGCAGCAGTATCAATAAAATGATCTGCAATTTTGTTTAACATATTTCTAAATGAATCTTGTACTGTCATAGTTCCTCTAATTATTCCTTTAAATGAATCCTCAAATGATGACCCTATAACTTTAGATAGTTCTACTGTTTGACGTTGAGTATCATTTAATTTTCGCATTTCTTTATTTAATTCATCTATACGACTAAGAGTTGGGTCGGCTGCTCTTAACCTATTTTCTGTTATCTGTTCTACAAGTTGAAGTTCTATAAGCAAATTTTTTAATTTTTGATTTTCTCTTTCTTTTTCTGCTTCGCTACCTTTTGCTGATAATGCTTCTATTTCAGCTTTTTGTTTTACTATTTTGAAATTTATATCTCTTACTTTTGCTCCTTGTTCTAAATTAATTAATTCTTTTTCACTTAAATCGAATCTTTGTTGCTCTATTAATAATTGATCGTTTAATTTTATTTCCGTATCTTTAAGGATTCTCTTTTGTAATTCTGTAAGTCGAACTATATCTTCAAAATTCTCTACCTCTGCTTTAAGATTTTCTAAAGTTTGTTTATCTTCTGATATTTCTCTTCCCAACCTTGTAAATCTTGATTGTGTCTTTCCTAAAAGACCTTGTTCTCTAAGTTTTTTAACAGACTCCTTTCTTCCAAAAAGTAAAGATTTATCTTTTTCTCGTTGAAGAAATTTAGTTTCTATAGATGTTTCTAAATTTGTTATGTTTTCTATTGCTTTTTCTCTTTTTCTAATTGTGTCAGTCAGTGTTTCTGATAAACTTTTATCTCCTGTTATTTCACCTCCACCACCTAACACAAAATTAAGCATTTTCATAAATCCTGTTAGTGGACCTGATGCTAATATTGCTAACTCTGTGCCTAACCTAGAGGTTACTTTACTAAATTCTTTAAATGCCTTGTTCATTTCTTCAAGACTATTTGCACCACTTACACTAAATTGATCTCTAAATGTTGCTCTACCTAACTGTCCTGCTGACTGTGTTAATCCTGCTGATTGTAAAATCTGAATAGAAGTGGCAATACCCTTATCAAATCTTGATAAATTTAAAATTAATTTATTAATATTTTCAGCAGGGTCATTTAAAGAAGCACCTAATTCATTTATACCATTTACAGTATTTGTTACTGTTTGAAGCAAAGCAGTGGCAACAAGACCTCCTGCAAAACCTCCCATCTGCCCACCTAATTTTGTTCCTACAAAACCACCTGTAAAACCTGCAATACCTCCAAGTGCTCCTTGTCCAAATAATAATGGAAATGCACCAGAGATTAATGCACTTTGTAAAGCACCCGAACCCCCACCTCTACCTGCACTAGAACCACCTCCACCAGTAGCTCTACCGCCTCCTCCTGTTGATCGTGGAACAAGATTGGTGCTTTGCCTTCTAGTACTTAATATACTTTTTTCAGTTTGTAATTCTTTAACTTTTGTTTGTAAATTTCTTTTCTCTAATCTGTTTTCTTTAAGCTGTAAAGCTAATTTATCTCTTTCTACTTTTAATAATTGTTTATTAGTAGGATTTTTACCTGTACTCCTGTTTAATTTAGCAACTCTACTTTCTAGTTTTGATATTTCAGTGCTTATACCTTTTAAATCACTCTTTATTTTAGGAGCGTTTAATTTAATATTTACTGCGTATTCTGCTCCCACTGATTTTAAAATACTGATATTAAAAGTTTAGCGTACTTTGCGATATTGAGCCTGTTTTTTTGCCTTTTCGTATGCTTCATTTTCACGTTCAGCTTTTAAATCAAAGTAAGCGTTCCATGCTACTAATTCTTTAGTGGACATCTTATGTCGTAATTCTTGAACAGTGTAGCCTAGTTTCTCCGCTATAAAAAATTGTAGATATGTAAAATTGTCCTTTTTTAAACTAACTTTTTACGGCATCGGGGCTTTCCTCCTCGCCCATGCTTTGCATTTTAGTCATTATATCTACTAATACTGACATAGGAATTTCTCTTCTTAAGGCTGGTATATCTCCTGCTGAAAATAACTTTGTTCCTGACTCATCTTCGGCTTTTGTAATAATAACTTGCAAAGAAAAGTCTAAACTTCCTTCTTCCTGTCCTTTATTCATAGCCAGTAAAGTGCTATTGATTGCATCTCTATCAGCTATTGTTAATGGCGACCAAAATATCTTTAAAATAAGTTCTTCTCCTTTAAAAATTGAATAACTACTTCGATCTTCAATACTGAAAGCTTTTTTCAGTTTGTCGATTGCTCTTTCTGTTGACATAAAAATTATATTTATATATTAATTATATATCAAAATTTATTTTAAAGCACCAAATCTACCATAAGTTCGTTTAATTTTAAATCCAACTAATTTAAAACCTTTATCCATATCTGCTGTAAGAAAATCATTTAACAAATAAACATCATACCAATTAGGCACATTTGGTTTAGGTGTTGTTCTTGCTTTTCTTTTAAATAAATCCTCATACATTTGTCCTGGTTCATAAGGACTTTCCATTCTATTAATTACAAACCCTGCATATTCAGCTTTATTACCTATATATAAAGACCTTGACAAAGAAGTTATTATAATTGGACTTTTTCTTGGTACTCTTCTAGCACTTTTTCGTTCATCTGGATTATTACGTCTTGGTTTGTCTGGTCTGACAGAAGCACCTTTTATTTCCCATGACGAACTAAATGTTCCAGTAAACCACGGACTTTTATCTTGTAATGACGTATGTATTTTTGCTGCTGCTTCTGCTCTACCTTTA